GAGGAAGAAGTTATTATACCAGAAGAAGGAAAAGTTAAGGTTCCAATCATTGCGGCGAATGGCGGTATTGCTTCTAACACAAAAGCAGAAACGGTTATTCTGATGCTGAGGCCAATAGAAGGTATCAGCCGATTGTATAACGAAGAAGATATTACCGGTGGAACAGATGAAGAAGATAATGAATCGTATCGTGAAAGAATCATGGAAGCCTATGAATCCGAGGGGACCTCCAACATCGGAAATGATGCAGATTACAAGAGGTGGGCGAAAGAAGTTGTTGGAATCGGAGATTGTATTGTAGTTCCAACATGGAACGGACCAGGAACGGTTAAGCTGGTTCTGGTGGATTCAAACGGAAGACCGGCGAATGAGAGGCTGGTAAAAGCCGTATATAATCACATCATGTCTCCAGATGATAGAGAGAAAAGGCTTATGCCGACAGGAAGCGCGGACCTTACAGTGGTTGCGGCAGATACTAAGATTATCAGCTATGGCTGTACAGGGTTATCTTATGACAGTAGCACAAACATAGAGCAGATTGAATCCGATTTCAAAGATGCAATCATGAAATATTACGCATCAGCCAAATTGGAAAATATCATTCGATACAACAGAGTTCATTCTATTCTAACAAATCTTCCGGGAGTCCTTGACTTTGCCGATTTGAAGATAAATGGTGAAGAAAAGAATATTCAGTTAGACCAGGACGAATATCCGGAAACCGGGGAAGTTCAGTTTTCGTAGGAGGGAGGAATGAGTATGGATTTAGAAAAATTTCCTTCCAGTGAATCAGCAAAACGGATGCTCCGTTCAGTGGACTCAGGCGGATTCTATGATAATTCTTATGTGGGAAAATGGATTTTTCAGATCATGGGATTAGAGATGGATGAAGCAAAACAGATTATTGAGGAATTGCCGTATCAGGCATTTCCGGAAACTGCGACTTGGGGACTTCGATACCATGAACAAAAGTATGGGCTTCCAGTCCGAGAAGGACTTTCGTATGAAGAACGGCGCAGACTGATTTATAGTAAGCGTGATGAACGAGCGCCTATGAACCCGTACCACATGGAAGTTATTTTGGAAAATATCAGCGGCAGAAAAGCTCATGTAGATGATGAGTCCGGTCCTGTAAACACTTTTACGGTTACGCTGGAAGCTGGAGACAATGTGGTAAATGTGGCTGCTCTTATAAAAAAGCTGAAGGAGATCAAGCAATCCCATGTAGCATTTACCATGAAATTTACTTCTTTGGCTAAGTTGGAACTATGCGGAAGAGTCCATAGATGGACAGCCTATTATACACAGTGCGGCACTTCCCCAGTAGTAAGTTATGGCTTGCGTATGGCGGAATCGGGAATAGATATTGCACCAGAAGCATCCGCACATAAGTATGAAATTCCGATGACCGGAGAATCCGGAGGAACAGGTCAATATCCGAAAGTCAGCGTTGGTTTGAAAACAACAGAAGGAACTGTTGAAATAATGCCGGAGACAAGAGGATTTGAGGTTTCCTATCCAGTTGCAAGCGAAGAAATGAAAACAGGAACGCATCCTAAGACGGGAAACCAGGCTGCCTATGTAGAAGTTGGGCTGGATGCAGAAATGAGTGCTGAAGGCTACAAGTATCAGAATGATGTTGCTGGTACGGTTCCGGGGACTTCTATCGGAATAAAAGAAACAGACAAAGGATTGACTCCAGAAGTCAGTACAGAGTGCTACCAAGTAAGGTATCGGCTCTGTGGTGAGACTTTTGAGATATAAAGAAGGAGGGATACACAATGAAGTTGCTTACAAGCGAGGCGATTCAAGGGTATCGGGACTACACGAAACGCACGATTGCCTACGCAAAGTACAAAATCGGTTCGGTTTACCATAAGGCAAAAATCGAATCGGTTGATGTGACAGAAGAAGGCTTGGTAGAAATCTCATTCAAGATTGAGACGGCAATTACCGGAGCTGCAACTGTCACAGAAATCCAGCTGTATGATACGAATAACAATCTTTGGCTCTCGAAACAGGAATCCTTAAAAATGGATTCTGTTGCCGAGGGCTTTTATTATGTCTGCCAGCTGGAAATCAGCGAAAGGGAGGTTGAGGTATAATGAGAGACCTTGTGAACTGGAAGGACCATGTTGTTGAGTTTCCGGGGAGATACGAGGAAAAGGATTTAGGCGGTGGCTTGGTTCAGCACACGGCATCTCCTGGAAAAGTAAAGCAACAAGGAACACCACAGAACGCTACAAATTTTAACATTATGGATATGGCGGCACTGGAAGCAATGTTGATGTCTTCAGAAAATGCCAGGAATATTCTCCATATCGGCAGGATTTTGGAGGGGCTGTCTGGAGACAAGATCCAGGTTACGCTTACCAATTCCCAGAAATATCCGCATAACAATTCAAAGAAAACGGTTCAGTTGCCGGTGACGAAAAACAACATGAAATATACCATTACTTGCGAAGTTGTGGAAGTTACCGGAGGGGCGGTTGGAGAATTTGAGTTTACCGATAAGCTGCTCAATGGATTCAAGATTGCATATACCGGCTCAGCATCCAAAGTCATTGTGAATTGCTATGTGAGAGGAGGTGTATAGGAATGGCGAATGTGATTATCAAAAATGAGAACCGAAAAGCTGATGCAGAACACATCATGAAAACTTATGGCGTGGACAGAAGAGATCCAGCCATGAGGGAAGCGGCTGAGATTGCAGCTGCAAGAACAAATGAAGCAGTTAGAATGTCACAGAACAGAAGGAGGTATTTCTGATGAAAGTAGTATATCTGCCGGAAGACGGCACAAATTTCATTCCCTATGAAGTGATGGGGAAAAACATTGATTTCAACGATGGAGATTTGATGTTCAATGTTTCAAAGAAGGAAAGGGACTACGAGGTTGTGATTGATATTTGCCAGGATTACACAGGAGCATTGGTTATGGGTGCTGATTCTGGCGAAAGATATGTAGCACAGCTTATTGTACCGGCAAGAGAGTACATTGAGACAACCGCAGTAAATCCAGACTATGATCCGGAAAATGAGGAGAGCATGGAATCTCCGACTGTTACAAATAAAGAACCGGTTCCTTTCGATATTAACAAATGCGAACTGAGATTATGGGATATGGAGGTATAAGAGATGCCAAATTTTGATGATTTTAAGTTAGCGGTTGAAGCAATGACGGGCGGTAAGAATACCGTCCTTTTTGATGATATGGGAATGCCGTCTGTTATGGTTCCTTTTCCGAAAATGAAAATTGCGGAAATCATGAGTGGAGGAAGTCAGAATATCCATCCAGCATTTTCAGTGGGCGGTGTAGAGAAGGATGTACTGTATGTGTCAAAGTTTCAGAATATTGTACTGAATGACAGAGCGTACTCGCTTCCTATGCGTGATCCGAAGGTTTATGTTACATTCGATCAGGCATTGACATTCTGCCGCAACAAAGGAAAAGGCTGGAGTTTAAATCCGTATTCTCTATGGAGTGCGATTGCCCTCTGGTGCAGAAAAAATGGAACTATGCCAAGAGGAAACAATTTCTGGGGAAAAGACTACACATACCAGCATGAAAAAGGCGTTCCTTGTGCGTGGGAAAGCAAGGAAGCGGAATCACATCCGGGCGAACCAGCACGCTGCCTTACCGGTTCTGGACCGGCTACATGGTATCATAACTGGATGCCGGATGGAATTGCCGATCTGAACGGAAATGTGTGGGAATGGTGCGCTGGTATGCGTGTGAAAGATGGAGAAATCCAGATTATTCCGTATGCGAACAGTATGCTGGCGGAAACAAATATGGGAGACAAGTCAACAGAGTGGAAAGCTATCAAAAAGGATGGAACTCTTGTTGAGCCTGGAACAGCAGATACTTTGAAATGGGATTGGGTATCAGGAAAGATTCAGCTTACTTCCGGTGCGGTATCCTACAAGACGGATCAGGGAAATGGCTGTCAGTATAAGGATATGACTCTTAATTCTTCTGTATCAGCGGCTCCGGAGATTGCGAAGGCATTGTTATTATATCCGGATGAACCGGGCGGAGACTATGGCGGCGATTATCATTGGGTAAATACTACCGGCGAGCGTTTGCCGCTTTGTGGGGGCGGCTGGAACCGCGGTTCTCTTGCCGGTGTGTTCCGCGTGCACCTGCTAGACCTTCGGTCCATCTCCTACGGCAATGTTGGCTTTCGCTCCGCTTTCTGTGAACTGTAAAACCGAATCACTGTTTGCTCTGCGGTAGCAGAGCTTTTTGCTTTTAAGGAGGAACGAAGTGGAATGGCAAGAGATAAATGAGACGGTGAACGGAGAACAAAAGACTGAAAACTTGCGAATCCGCATGAAAATTATTGATATGATAGAGTACGCAATGCCACTAATCGAAAGGTGGAGCGTACCGCATCAAAAGTTACTCGGAGACAGAATTGCAGCTTGCATGGAAGATATGTTGGAACTTGCAAACGAGTTGGAATTGGCTTACTCCAAGAAAACGCCTCATAAAAATCTGGATATGAAGAATAAAGCATTGCAGGATTATGTAACGCTTGCATACCGTTTGAAGTATCTGAAAGGTGCAACATCTCATGCTGAATGGACACGGCGTTCCAAAGAAATCGGCTGTATGTTAGGCGGTTACAAGAAATGGCTGTACGATGATACTCCGTCTACTGCGAAAAGCAGTGGAAAGCAGCAGACATCAAGCAGTAAGAAATCATATCAGTGCCGGTCCCGATAGGGGCTGGCACGATGGGAATAGGCTATCGCGTTTGCCGCTTTGTGGGGGCAACTGGAACAACGGTTCTAATGCCGGTGTGTTCAACGTGAACCTGAAAAACCTTCGGTCCATCTCCAACAGCAATGTTGGCTTTCGCTCCGCTTTACTCTCATATGCCAGAGGCGGCAAGTTCAAGGACTTACCGACAGTGCGAGAGGATAAAGGAGTCTATTTCCACTCTGGGCTGAAAGGCAGGAGAAAAATGGTGCTATTCGAGAGTGGATAGCATTGTTCCGGCGGACACAAAGAAAACCGGAACACCTATGGATGCCGCAAGTAAAGAGATTGAAAGCTGCTACACATAG